GTCTTCAGTGTAGTCATCTACCTGAGCTTGACCAATCGACGGGATCGTGAATTGGTTACCATCGGGGAAGCCCGACAGCATACGAACGTATTTCTGAGCCTGCATCTCATCCCGCAGGATTTCTTTCAGCTCACCCGACCAAATCTCAGAACGAGTAAGTTGGTCCATATTAGCGGTAGTCATACCAGTCATTTTAGTTCTCCTTTAGAGGCCAAAGTTTTTCCCAAGTCTACGGCGGTCTTCAAACATTTGCTGTTGAGTCTTGGGATCAAAGTAAAGTGATTTGTTTTTCCTACGAAGTTCTTGGTAATAATTCCAATTACGATCCGTAGTGTTCGTCAGGTTAGCTCCTTCTGTCCTGATCGACCCTTTAAGCATTGAAGGGGTTTCCTTCTTAGCTTCTCCAATAAGGGTAAAGAAAGCAGTGGGAGATTCTTTAGCGATCTCTTCTAAACGAGCAACGGACATACCAAGTTCTTGAGCTTTCTTAGTTACAAAGGCAGTAGCCTCGGTCCCATGGGTTTTCTCTAGTTCTTGACTAACCATTTCTACGTTAGCCTTAATTGCTTTCTCTTTCTCAAGAGCAGTCATAGTTTCACTGACAAGGCTTTTCAGATCATCTCCACCAACTTTAGGCTGGGTATTGCCATCAGTATGAGTGCCACCTTTATCGTCTTTAGGCTCTCCAGCTTTAACGGGAGTGGGTTCCGTAGCCTTACTCTGGAGTTGTTCAAGAAGCTGTTTAGCGTAGTCTTGTTTAGCTTGGTCTTCCCGAAGTTGTTTAGCTTGTTCTTCAAGCTGTGCGATATACGCATCTGCTTCGATTTTACCTTTGGCTAGAACTTCTACGTCTTTCCAGTTCTCTCCTTTTGCCTTTACGAGCTGATCCAAGAACGAGGTTTGTACAGGGGTCTGCTCAGTGCCGTTACCCGTGGTTTGGGTGAATACGTTCATTTTATTCCTTTACTAAAGTAATAAGTTTCATAAGGTCGTCTAGAGCTTGGTTATACTCGTTGACAGCCACTTGTCTGATCTCCCAGTTAGGGACATCGTAATCACGAACAGAAGTCTTTTTCTTCAACTCCTTTTCGAGAATCTCTTTTAACTCATCGAAGGCATTGCGGTAGCCCATAACTTCTTTGATACGGGCTTCCTTAGCTTCACCTCTTAGTCCTTTAACCCAGACTGCTTGCATTACAGGCCAACCTCGGCGTCAGTCATAAGCTGCTCTTGGTTAGCTGCTTCTGCATCTTGCTGACGTTGAGTAGTCTCCAGTTGTTCCTGAATAGCTACATTCTCACCAAACAGAGTAGGCTCACCAAGTTCATCAGCAAGAATCTTAGCAAACTCTTTACCCGAAAGGTGAACAGCAACAGAGGGGTCTTGAGCTTTTACCTGCCATAATTGGGTAAGGTTTTGGACCCTACGAGCACGTTCAGCAAAGTGTCTAGCACCGATAGGAACAATCTTACCATTAGCTGTAATATCTTCTTTGGTGATGCTCTTGAAAATCGTAACACCATTCTTATCATCAAAGACAGAAACAGTATCCATAGTATTCATATTTCTACGAGACACCTCAAGCATTGCATTGAGAATAGGCTCAATGAAGGTGCGCTCAAAGTGAGCAGTCTTATGTTCAAAGATTCTAGAAGCAGAGTTCTGAAGGCTTTGAACTTCAAACGCAGTCTTTTCACCCGGAGTACGAATACCCATAGCAGACTTAGGAGCGCCAGCCATCTCTTCCATTTTATTCTCAAGGATAGAGATTTGCATATCAGCTTGAAGAGCCATAGGATCAGGCTGGAGGTATGAGACATCGCCTTCTTCACCAAGGTAGATACGAGCACCCGGCTCAAAGTTAAAGTCTTCTACGTCTCCTCTAATCTTCATTACAGGGTAGGCAATCTGGTCAAAGACATCAGCCTTAAGGTTTTCCAGATGGTCGATACGGTACTGCATACCGACAAGGTTATCCAAAGGCCCCATAGCATAAAGGTTATCTGGACGAGTACGCCAACCAGCATGAAAAATAGGAGCATGCCCAAGCCACGAAGGGTTCTCTTTATTCTCAAGAATGAAAGCACGATCAACAACAGTAATCGTTCTGTCTTTCATAAGTTTCTTATTTTCAATGTCATAAATGTCACCATAGAAGGTTAACACTTCAACATAGTTTGAATCATAGTACTGTTGGATCGAAGAGAAGCCATCAGCAATAAAGCCATCAGCCTTTTCAAAAGAAACATCACTCGCTACTCTTTGGCGCACATCAAGCATCTTTTCGATGATCGGCGCAAGAGCAAGGTTGTCTTCTGCTAAGCGAGCAAATTCTCCAAGAGTCTTGATCGAACGAATGATCTTAGGAGTTTCCAAGAACGAAGCTGCAACAGGATTAAAGACAATATCATACGGAGAGATACGAACAACCTTCGGGCCAACGTAACTAGCAACCGACTCACCAGATTCCTTTTTAACAGTTCTATTCTGCCATTCGACAGTAGCAAAACAATTACCATACTGGATATAGTCAAAGAGTAGGTCAGAAGCAGTGTTAACAAAGTCAGATTGACGAAGTTTATTGTCAATAAAAGCTTGGATCATATCCTTCTTTGCTTTTACGTTTGCATCTCTGGAGTTGGCTTCCCAGCGAGTCCATCTCTGTTGAGGGAACAAAGTAGCAAAGTAGTTTGCATGGAGATTATCCATGATCTGAGTAAGCTTAGGGGTCGTAGTCGAGTTAGACCAAGGAAGAACAGCATTAGCAGTCGTAGCAGTGTCCGTAGCATACAAATAGTTACGAAGTTCTTTCCACTCTTCAATCTTTTTATTGCGAAGCATAGACCACTCAGTGTATCTATTGCTAATCTCCACGGCTAAATTATCAGGGCCGATAATATATTGAAAGTCTAAGGTAGTCCCAGCCATTAAGCAGCCCCTCTAAATTTAACTTGCGACCAATCAATGTTACTACGTTTAGTACGGTTGATTGAAAGACTTGGTTTAACAGCAATATCAATTGCAGCGGCAAGAGCATCTTTTACGTCATCGTGTGGCGGATGCCTAGCCATGAGTTCTTCTTCAAGGGTCTGAATGTTGCCACCTCTATAATGCCAAATAGCAAGGTTATCATAGCGAGGCTCCAATGTAGCGGCAATGCGCTCTTCCTTTGACCCTTTGTTTGGTCTAAATTCGTCAATTGAAATAGAAAGACCATTAGTCTTAATCATTTCTTTTAACTGTTTAACGATAGCAACCTGAGCAACAGTAACTTCAGCTCTTAACTTTCTGAACGACCATTTAGTAGAAAGTTGAAGTAAGTGTTCAAAGTACTCTGAGATACGATCTGTTCTAAATCTGTCAATGTCTAAAACGTAGATATTGTTTTCACCATCCACGCCAATAACAACAATAGCGGTATAGTCAGATTTTTTACCCAGACTGTATGCAAAATCAATAGCAGCAAAGACATTTAATCTTTTGTCCCTATAGTACCAGAAGCCACTTTCTAATGTCAAGAACTTTCTATCGTAATATTGAAATTTATCTTTACCGACAGGGACATTATCAGGATCAGAGGGGTCATTATAGTATTGTGCTCTGAATTGGCTCTTGTCTAAGTATTGACCACGCTTCTTAGCAAGTACTTTAATATCAAATCCAAACCACTTACCATCTTTACGCTGTTGGCGAGGCCATAGGAACTCACCAGTGCCATCTCCACGGTCTTCTACGGCTTTCTCAAAGATCTCGTAGATAGGTTCTTCCCCAATCTTACTTCCATCTTTGTCGTAAAGCTCCTCTTGCATCTGCATCAGATCATTATAAAGATCAATAGGATGATACCGAGTACCAACAACCCACTCCTTAGCTTCAGCTCCTTCAATGGAAGAGAGAAGAGAGTATTGGCTTTTGACTTTTTCTCGTCCTTCACCAGAGTAAGCGTTCTCATAAACAACGCAGTCGTCAAGTACTGCAATATCGCAGTGAAGACCTGTGAGTGATGTAGTAAGGCCACCAGTAAAGATGGAAGGGTCACGAATATTCTCCCTCTTGCGATCTGGGTGGTCTAACGAGATCTCACTAGAGGTCCACTTAGTACGCTTACCCTCTTCAGGATGTACGTGCTCAGGCCAGTACCTACGGTAAATATCCGAGGTCATCAAGCCTTTCATGAAGCCTAGTTGTTTTTCAGCTAAGTTAGCAGTAGCAGAGATATAGAGTACCCTTAGGAGAGGATTCTTAGTCAACTCCCAGACTACTCTATACGCCACCATACGAGACTTCTGATGGTCCCGAGGGAATAGAACAAGTTGGTGGGACTTATGGTCAGGCCGAGTCCACCACTGTAGAAGCTCGCTGTGACACTGCCCCAAGACTTGCTCAGGAGCAATAAGGTTGACAAAGAACTCTAAGTCAGCCTCTGCTCTAGCTCTAATTTCTTCAATTAAGGACAAAATTACTCCGAAGGATAGGGATAACGATTACGAATCTCAGCTCGCTTAGAAAGCCACTCATACTCAGTAGCCTCACCAGCCTGCCACTTGAAGAACAGTGGATCGGCTTCGGCGGTATAGGCGGCTTGACGGGAGGCTTCCTGTTCTGTCCGCAGCACCCCCGACATATCCCACTGAGTGCCAGTCCAAGTTGCACGACCATCTGGTGGAGCAGATACGACTACACCGTTGGGTTTTTCAGCCAATTCATCAAATGCGCCGAGATATTTTCCAGCGATGTCAACGTAATGCGTCATTCTCATTTCCAAGCCCTCACAACAAGTCGCCAATTGGCGTAAGTAATGCCCCGCGTGCCAGTAGAACTAAGGATCGGCGTAGCTTGTGCGCCAAGTTTAATTTTAATAGATGTAGTGTTCATTAGAATAGCCATACCG